ATTGTTTCTGTGTTGATCCAGAAGTTGATTTGTTTTCTTGTGCCGCAATACGGGCACGAATCTCTGCTAATGATGCCATGATAAATTTCCTTATAAATTGAGATGGTCTCGTTTTTAATATTCGCCGCTTCCCTATGAAGCGACTAACATAAGAGTTAGTATAGCATTACTAACTCTCAATGTCAATACTATTTATCACATATGTGGGTAAATAGATTTTTTTCTATGGTTTTTTAACCCTTTTAGATATAGGGTAATCCAATGATTTTGTCCAACATACGTGAATATGTCGTATCTAATGATTCACTTAATGGTAATTCTTCCTGATGTGATAGTTCAACAGGTTGTTTAAACAATGCCATTTTGACGATTGCCAAATAACTATCCATTTTTTGTTTAGTAATGATAGGATCATTACTATCAAATATTCTTTTTAGATACCAGGCTTCTTCCTGTAGCTCATACGATATTTGACCATCACCGTATGTGGGTTGTTTTCTGGATAATTCTCTAGCGTATGTAGATTTGAACAGTTTCATTAGTACTATTAGGTTTCTATCCATCCAAGCATTAAATTCCGGATCATTCCAATCTTTATATATGATAGGTTGTTGTTCTGTTAATTGTGTTGATTCCAATTGCATATCAACGTATCTACCTTTAGCCAACTCAGGATTTTGTTCCAAGTCTTGGAATTTACTAGGATTAGTTTTTGCTTGAGTTTGAGCAGTTGATATAACATCCTGTGTTTTATCTCTAGCAGTACTATACATGTCTTTCATTACACTTACTATTTTGTTGATATCCTCTGCATCCTGTTGAACACTTGCTCTTAAGTCTAGCATGGTATCTTTTTCTTGTTTCATAAAGTCATCAAAACCTTGAATTTTATCTTTATATGTATCAATGATGTTTGCGTATTTTTTCATATCCTCAGCATGTTGTGATTGCATGCCGGTGATCTCACCCTTTTTCTTATCAATGTATTTTGAGAATCTACCTTCTTTTTGATCCAATGCTGTTTGTGTATCTTTTAATTGTTCTTTAACTTTAGCGTATAGTTTAGTGCTAATAGTCTTTTGTTTTTCTAATATTGATACTAAATCTTTAATCTTTTTTAAATCTTTATCATCAAATGAGGGATTAGAAGTTATCTGTATTATTTCTCTCTTTACTTCTTTTGTTTGTTGTGGATCCATACCTGGTTTAGGTTGTATCATTTCCACCGATTTATTAAAATTTTGTATTTCGTCTGCACTTACCTTTGCCTTACGTTTTGTAACAGGCATATCTTGTTTTATGTTACCGCTCAGTTGTTTTAGTCTATCAACTTCACGGTCTGTCTCTTGTGATTGTCTTTCAAAATCTTGTAATTCTTGACCCAAATCATCAACTACACTACGTAAACGAGCATTCTCCCGTTTTTGTGTATCAATTAATTTATTTTGATTTGAATCTACCTTGTCTTTTTCTGTCATCTCATGGGCAATATACAATGACAATGCCTGCTGTGCATCATAACCGGGATATCTAGTCCTAGCTTTATATATTAAATCCTTATCTACTGGTAGGGCCTTAACCGTACCACTATCGATATTTTCATTTAATAATGCATTAATCTTCATGTTAGTACCTAAATTACTTATTCAACAAACGCTTAATAGCATCTAAATCTTCTTGACCTTCACCAACTAAATCACCAATTGTTGCTGGCTTGTGTGCCTTAGGTCCTTTGTTACGCCATTGTCCTGCTTCACCTGTAGCATAATCACCTGCGAACTCACCATCTTCTGCTACTTCTTCTTTACTGCTATACTTAGCACGTATATTTTGCATTTTCTTTTCGCTAGCATGGTCTTGTCCGGCTTTGCGTAATGCATCCATACCGTCTTTGCCATACTTCTTATCACCTAAGTATGCTTGTAGTGCGCTTTCTTCAACTTCATCTTCTTCAATGGTGTTCATGCGTTTCTTCAATGCGGACATGCCAGCTGAACTTGTCATATTCTTCTCATCAGCTTTAGCTAAATCTTGTGTAGTAACTTTCCAGTCACCGCCTTTTTCTTTACGTTGTGCGGCGGGTGTGTTGATTTTCTGATCGGCTTGTTGTGCTGGATCTAATCCTTCTTCTTTAAAGATACCCAAATCTTTTCCACCCTTCATAAAATTACCAGCCGGGTCACTAGGATTATCACGTGCTAGTTCTTTTGCCTTAACGTCAAACTCGGGCTTTTTTCCAGTAACCTGTACACCGGCTGATTTTTGTAAATCTCTAATTAGGTCTTCTTCACTACCGCCACCCAATTTGTCAAATACTTTACTACCAACTTTCTTAACAGTATCCATGATACCTTCATCTAAATCATCTTCAGGTAGTACGCCTTTAGGTCCACCACGCATACGATATGGACTACTTGCCTTCATGGTATCCATACGGGCCTTGCCCAACGTTCCTTTTTTACCCTTCTTATCAGTTTTATACAAATCATCAGGTCCGGCTAATTCTCTGCCACCTAGTGTGTCAAAATTAGGTTTTTTACCACCCCAACTAGGATAACTATTACCACCACGTAATGCTTTCATAGCATCACCTATAGAATGGAATGTATCATCAACGTCTACATTATTCTCGCCATCCTGGTAATGAACTTCAATTTCACCAGTCTTCAAGTTATGTTCAATACTTCCACTAGCATAATAACCACCTTCACCATCATCATACTCATATTTTTCTATGTTAGGATCAAACGATTTTTCTTCATGCCAACTAGACCAGCTACCACCTAACGACTTAAGTGCTAGCCCTAGATCGCCTTGACCTAATGGCCCTTTACCTTCAGGAACACCAATTGGATTAATAGCTTGTTGACCGCCGTCACCCTCTTCTAAATCAGATTCAGTTAAACTATCAGCCCATTCGCTTAATTCATTAACTTCTTTCATCTCAGCTACTTTCTTGTGTAGCTTATTCAATATTGGCATTACACTTTCAATACGTGGATCTAATGTTTCTTGTACAAACAACTCATTCAAATTGTTTTCTTCCGTATCATCTTCCATTAATGGTGGAGTATATGATTCAAAATAACTATTGTAACCACGTGAACCACGCATCTTGCTTAATGATTCTCTTAAACTCTGGTAGTGATTGATACCTTCATTAACTAACTGTTGTGCTGATTCGTTGAACTGATTGTTACGTGTAGCACGAACAAATGCACCCATCTTGTTATATTCTTCACATAAGCTACCAATATGATTCCAACGGTCATCATGTGGTAAACCACCTTCAGCTAAATGACGAGCATATATCTGAGCAATACCTGGCTTAGTTGTAGGGGCAAGAATTCTTTCACCTTGTGTATTCTCTAAGAAGATACGGTTTACATTACGATAACGTTGTTCACCTTCTTCAATTTGACGACTATGTTCAATAACAATTTTAACTGTTGGAATATTGTCATTATAACTAGCTTTCTTACCCATTGGATAGTAGCCTTCTGATATTCTTTCTTGCTTTTTCATATGTTCCCTTTTTGCCATATCATATTTTAAATGGTCTCTGTTTTTAACTTCAAAACTTAATTGGTGTTGCTGTGCAAAACGCTTTAAATGATTCAATAGTTTATACCATGAATCGTCGCCGCTAGCAGATACTTCTTTTTCACTATTAGCAACATCATCACCAAAATAAATTACTAATTTATGTAATCCATCAATAGATGCTGTTACTGTACCGTATTCTTCTCCGTCTTTAGTAAACTTAAACTGAAAGACTTCTGCTTCTTCAGGAACTGGAATTTCCTTACCTGAAGTGTCTAATAGTGTAGGAGCATATCCTCTACTACGTAATAGCTCAAATAATGAGCGGTTGATTGATTCTTGATTTTTAGCCATATTGTATTTATCTTTTACCTCTTAGCTTATAACCGCAAAGAAGGGCAACGGAGCTATATACTCATCGTGGTCACGAATCTGTGTCTCTAAATTCACATGATAATCACTTAAATGCTGTAACATTCGTGTCACTAATAGACTAGCCATAATCAAATCATCCGTGTCACCAATTTTAGCGGCATAACTACCACCATGTGCTACAAATGCTTTTAATTCACTTATAAGACTACGACTATTTACAGTCATTTTCTTACTTTCAACCAATGTTTTAAACTTGGCACAACTTGCTAGTTTACTTTTATTAGTAGTATTGAATCCTCTACGGCCTTTACCTGCTTCACTAATAAAGATACCCGAAATGTTGCTTTCTCCATATTCATTTAATGATATGATAGCGGCTTCTCCTATACCATTACATTCAATACTATAATAGATGTTGTTGGGTTCGTTAGTACATTCTGCTATATATTTGTTTATCTGTGCCAATAGTTTGATTTGACTTGGGATATCAGTTTTATTATGTTTCCATTCACCTACTTGTGTAGTGGTGTTTGCTTCATAGATTTGAATAGCAGCAGGGTCACCACCTGTACCTAAACTTGGATCTAGTCCTACACAATATATATTACCCTTCTTTGGCTTCTCATACCAACGAACTTGGCCTATACGACTTACAGGTTCAATACCTTCCATCATTAATAATGTGTTTGGATTAATCAATGTCTCGTCAGCAATAATGAACTCACAACCAATCTCTCGGTTGAAACGATCCTCACCAAGCTGTGCTTTCATTTCATCAGCCCACTTTTGGTCTCGTCCTGGTTGCTCATTCCAGAATGCTCTATATGCTCTGAATCCGTTTACACCTAGTTCAGTTGTATTACCAAACTCATCTTCAGTCTTGTTGGCGCCCTTCCAGATGAACGCAAATTGATCCTCGTCACTGTTTGGGGTGCTAGTGATAATAGCTTTACCACCAGTAGATAGTGTTGGGGTGATAGCTGTCCAGAATTCTTTAGCGATACTTGGTCTAACGAATGCAAACTCGTCTAAGTATAATAGTGTAATAGACATACCACGACCTGTATTTTCAGTAGTTGTGGCACTTACAATACGACTACCGTTCTCAAAATCTAATGATCCTTTATTATATGTTGTTACACCTGCTTTAATGTGATCAGGGCAGTTTTCATATGCATAACGAATACGTTGCATAATCTCCTGAGCACCTGTATATTTGTGTGCCGCAACTAAGATAGTACTGTCTGGTACAAACATTGCATACCAGAGTAAGTAACCAGCCGCTGAAGTTGATTTGCCTGACTGTCGAGGCATCAAACTGATTGAATAACGATAGTTATGATATGTTTCAATCAATCGTTTTTGATAGGGCCACGGATGATAAACCATACTACCCTTTGTAGGGTGTTGAATCATAAAGAAGTTATCCATAAAATATAGATAACCCGTATCTGGGTCACAGCATTTAATAAAATCCTGTAGTTCTTTGTCAGTTTTGAAAACTGTTTTAGTATAAGGATTTTTTACTAATGAAGGTGCATTACTCATAACAAGTATTTATATGAGCAACTTATAAATGGTATTAAAAAGCACTCCTAAGAGTGCTTGTTGTTACTTAATATCTAATGGTCGTTGTTTAGTAGCAACTACACAATAGTATTTTTCTTTCATTTCTAATGGCTTATCAGCATCTGCTGGATTGGGAGCATTTAAATCAAACTCAAAATTGTCAAACTTATTGATAGAAAATCCGGTACGTTCTAATAGTGCAGCCAATTGTTGCTCACCTAAGATACTATAATGATTTAGATTCCATTCATGTCGGCGATCTGTATCTGGGGCAGGAACTTCGATATAAATCTTACCACCTTGTTTTAATATACGATTGTATTCCATTAAACTAAAGATAGGATATGGACTATGCTCTAGTGCATGACGTAAAAAGATAAAATCTACACTTTCATCAAAATATCCTTCTTTTTGCGGCAAAAAGCTTAAATCATATGTTTTAATAGTATGACCTTTACTTTCACATATTTTGATATCACCAGGACTTAGTGTAACGCCGATAACATCAGTGTAACCTCGTTCCTTCATCTCATCTAAGAAATAGCCAGGGCCACAACCCAAATCTAAGATTTTACTAGCTTTAGGTAGATCCATTGGATCAATATATTGTTTAATAACTTGAGAAGTTAGTTGTTTATGAAACTGACTGTCACCTTCTTCATAAATATGAGCAGTGTAAAGCCATTCGTTATAGAATTTAAGTTTAAGTAAGTCTAGTGTGTTGTTGATATCAATCATTTAGAATCCTGTAATTTGATATTATTACTTATTCTAATTGATGAGGCTGAAATTATTTTCTTTTGTAACCTTTAAAGGGTTTAACAGTACTTTTAATATTTGTACTATCCAATTCTTTACTTTTTAAGTCGCCCTTATTTAAATCGTGATATTCTGATCCTGCCGCTTTATATGCCATCATTAACATATCACTTTCTTGTTGTGTATAGGGTGCGGCAACATCGTATCTTCCAGCCCAACTTTCACTATCTATGTCTGGTATAAAAGTTCCATCAGTTGAGGCAGCAGCCATCATTATTCTATTCAATTCATATATACGGTCGGCTGCATTTTCATCACGGAACTTATGCAGGCCTTTTGTAGACATTTGTTTTCTATTTCCTATTTTTCCGATTTTAGCTTCGGATATAAATTCATTTGCTCTCATCTTTTATATCCTTTGAATCCTTTAATTGGCGACTGAGTTAATGTATCATCCATCTCATCACTTCCAGGAGTACTTACCATTTTCTTACCGGATTTCCCAACTTTCTTTAATGCTTGGTCAATAGTTTTACCAAGTTCTTTATCAAACTCAGATGACACAACTTGATGTTCTCCCCAACTACTTTCTGCCCTAAACTCCGGCTCAAATCCATTCTTTACATTATCGTTGCCACCTTCGCCCCTTACTGCGGCAATCGCTACACCAAAACGATATAAATCGTAGAAGTCATTGTTCTTTAACTCTGGAATAACATATGTGTTAGGTAGGGACATAGTTGCTAAATCTAAGCCATCGTGTACTTTACTCAATGTTGTTTCAGTAATAAATTCTTTTGCTCTCATTAAGATTCCGTTGTTAATATCAAATCAGTTTCAGTACCCAACAGATATCCACTAGCATATCCGTCCAATGCTATCTCATCGCCGGTTGTAGGAACTACGTTTGGATAAGTAACTACTGCTGAGATAAAATGTTCTAGTACAACATTTACTATAGGATTAATTAATACTCTAACATTGCCGCCTGATACGTCCATGTCATAACGACAAATATAATTACCCTGGAATAGTGTTGAATGACCACTGAATCTAACCCCTGCTAAATTATTAGTAATAGATGAACTAAGTGTAATATCCTGCATGTCAGGAGTTCCTGGATCACTTGAACGAATTTGAAATTGGCCCTGATAAAATTGTGATGTGGGAATTTCAAATATTACTTGGTTTGGCGCGTTTCCTACAGTGTAGGATGTGGAAATAAGAGTAGTAGTAAGGAATAAATTACTGAAGTTATTATTAATCTTATTAAAAGCTACACGTAATGGATCACCATTACCGTCATTAGCTGTAGCACCAAT